ATGTTCCAAATTGAATCTATTCAATACGGCTCTGTTTTGAAATCTGAACACGTTAGCTTCTCTAACTACCCAGATTTCACACACGCGTCCGTGTCTCTTCATAACTCACCACTAGAAATCTGCTTTGAGTTCCTTGTTAGCGAACTTGAGTTTGGCCAACGCACAATTGGCGAAGAACTTTTTCACACTGTCAGCTATAAGAATCCACTTTATAACTCTAGTGACTCTTTCACTTTTACGTTTGATAACGACCAAGAGCTTGAACAGTTCTGCGCGTTCTACGGCTTGGAACGTTAATCATGGACTCTATCTACTTCGACAACGAACCCAATCACGGCATCAACGCCTATTTTCCTTGGGGTCATAACTTCTTCAAGACTCCGCGTGATTTTTTCCAGTTCATGGAAGCTCATTACGGCATGGTGTCATTTCAGGTTGTTGAAATCACCGATGAGAACTACCAAGAGCTTTTGGTTAAGGGTGTGTTCCATGCCATCTAAAAAGCCTCATAAGTTCCATGATGAAATTCGTCCGGTTCAAGTGGATCACTTAGCGTTTTCATTTTCGTACGGTTCGCTTAGACACTTGGACAACTCGAACGAACAAGACTTTATAAACATGCAGTTTCCAGAGTTTAAAAAGCAAAGCGTTAAAGGTCGCTTTAACTCATCAGAAGCCATAGAAAAATCAATTGAGTTACACCGTAACAAGTGTCGTAAGGTTTTAGCCGATAGGTTTGATGAGTTCATGGCAAAAGTCTTTAACTTCCGTCTGTCTCCTATGCGTGGCCGTGGCTTGCATGGCTATGAAGATTCAATGGTGATTTACGATTCTACGGGAACGGTGGAATGCGGTCTGGTTGGTGTTGGTGGTAACAACGACACGGTCTACGTACAAATCAATGGTACGGGTTGCGCTAAGTTGTTCGACTTCACCACACACAAAAAGGTGCATTGGTGGTTATCACTTTTGGGTATCACTCGCCTAGCCCGCTTGGATCTCTGTGTGGATGACTACACCGGAATCTTTGACTGTAAGTATGCTGAGAAATGTTTTTATGAGGGAGCATTTCGCACTGCTTCTCGTGGACGTGGTCCCACAATGGTTCCTCATAAGCGCGTTTCACAATCCGGTGAATTATCAGAGGAAGCTGTCCTTGTTGGCTCTCGTACCTCTGCAATTTACTGGCGTGTGTACAACAAGAAGTTCGAGCAAAACATCGCTGACCCTGAAGTGATTTGGTATCGCAACGAAGTGGAATTGAAGAAGTGCGATTTGGCACTACTCGCCTCGCCTGCTTCGGCCTTTGCTGGTCTGTGTGACTTCTCAGCAAGTATCGACCCTGCTGAACCGATGAAGATTGAGCTTAACAAAAAGAAAGCCGGTCTTGAGTTCTTTGCTCGTATTGCTTGGGTTCGTCGCCAATGTGGTAAAGCACTTTCTGAAGTTGTGGCAATGACTGAGGGTGACTTAGGTGAAGCATTCGGAATGCTCATTCCTACGCACCATAGACGCGCCAACTTTGAAACCTCGTTAGGCATTCCTGACGAATACACTAAACAGAAAATCGAAATTTTGGAGTCAAGAATATGCCTACAATAACTGGTATCTCTATCAAGCGTTTCCCGAAATCTAATATGGAGTTCGCGGAGCTGTCTGTCCTACGTGCTGTTGAAGAAGTCGATAACGAGAAGTTTCAACAAACTGGTATCGGTTTCTCAACTGACATCCCTTACAACAAGCAAGCTCTGAAAATTGATGTGGCCTACGCTCGTCAGCTTATCCAATCACGCGCTTTTGTTGCTAACCGTGAATATGAACTGAGCTTTGGTGCTAACCCAAATGATCCACTCGATATCTTGGTGAATCAGCTTGTTCCTGTCGATGAAGAAGTCAAAAAGCACTTCGATAACTTTATGAAAGCTAACAAGGCTTAATTATGGAAACGGTCGTTTATCAATTAACTGGCAATGATTTGGATGCACTGATTGAAGCTCTAATTATTACCATGGTCGTGTTCTCACTATTTGGTCGTGTTTGCTCGTTTGTAATTGATTGGATTGACCGCTTGCTCCTGACGAGAACTATCCGTGATTTAGAGGTTAAAAGAGACTTTCTTTTGTCTGAAATTGGCTCTCTCAATCGTCAAAAAAGCGCTTCAAGTAAGGCTTAATCAATGAACTGCATTACGACCACTCAACAAGGTTACTTAAGAACGTCAACTGACTTTGATTGTCAGCTCGTAATGCTCACTGATACTGAATACAACAATTTAGTCACTGCGTCTCAGTCTTTGAACATCGACAGTGAACTCTATACCGCTGTTTCAGGTTGGATTTTATTATCTTTCGTTTCTGGTCATGTGCTAGGACGAATCTTAAAAACTCTTGGCAAAGGCTAAGGGTCAACTTTTAGTAACACACTCTTAAAAAAGGAAATATCATGAAAAAACGTCTATTGGTTCTAGGTTCTACTGCATTTGTATCTGCTTCTTCATTTGCTGATAATACTGCAATCACAACCGCTATCAACGAAGCTGTAACGACTGGTCAATCGAACTACGGTTTGGTTGTGGTTGGTCTTATCGGTCTTGCTGCGATTGGCTTTGGTCTTCGCGCTATCATGAACTCTATGGGGAACTAATGGGAGACATTGTCTCTCAAGTCGTAACCGTCCTGTTTGGGGTGGTTATGGCTATGTCATTCGTATATGGAGTATATACGGGTATCAATGCCTCCTAGTTTGGGGGCGTTTTCTTATCTGGGGTTTTACAGTGAAACAATATCAAAAATACCTCTCTCTTCTTTTAGTTCTTGTCGCTTTCAATTCCAATGCTTTGCAGTGTGGCGCGGGTAAAGTTGAAGTTGATGGTGTGTGCGTTAGTTCTTGTAAGATACTGGAGGGAACGGGAAAAAACTTAACCTGGGACGCTTATATTTGGGGTGATAATCCTCGCTCTTACTGTATTGGTGATCGTTCAACGGGTGCCGCTTGTAAAATGTCTGCTAGCGCAGTTTCTATCAGTGTTGAGGGCGGAAAATGGACTAACAAGTTTGTGTACACTGGCTCTACATGTAACTTTGACGAAATCAACCGCTACTCCGGTGATACTCCTGAGCCTTTCCCTTTTGAGAACGATGTTAACCATAACGGTGTTGACGATAAATTCGAAGATTGGGATGGTGACGGCCTAGCGAACCACGAAGACCCAAACCCTTATAAAAATGACATTCAGATTGTTGATACTGACGGTAATGGCCTCCCCGACTCTATTGACGATTACTACGACAGACTAACCAATCAAGAGCCTATTCAAAGCTGTAATGATGGTGATGAAGATTGCGTGAATTACAAATCTATCATGCGTAATCTGAACGCTAACAATAAGACCTTATCCTCAGCCATTAGAGACCTAAGCCTTCGAACCGTTAGGCGTACAGATTTTGTCACTTCAATTGGTGGCCTTGTCTCTGAAACCAACAAAAACAATGGCTATTTTAGATCTCAATTGGAAGCCTTGGCACAAGCTCAAGGGAACACTCAATCAAGCATTAGTGAACAGTTAAATAGAACTGAGCAATTTCTTGCAAATCGTACCAATGACACCTCTTTCACCCTCATCAAAAAGGTTGATGACGTTCAAGCGTCTGTGAACCATTTAACCAACATTGCTAGAGGTACAGATAGCAAGGTCAACGACCTTATTAACGCAAGCTCTAGAGACCAACATTATTTTGAAAGGGCTGAAAATGCTAATACTGATATTTTATCAGGGATTAGTGCCATTCTTGACGATAGGTACAGCGGCCGCTCTACTTTAACAAGCACTCAAGAAGGTCAATTAAAGAAAGCGGCTAATAAAGCTTATTACAACAACAAATTATTGAAAGAGTTGCCCGATACTCTCTCCGACAAGCTGGATCCTAAATTCAATGCGATTAGCGAGCAGATAGCAGCTATCTCTGGCGGGTCTTCCACCGTTGATTTAAGCAGTGTTGAATCTGGTATCCAATCACTGTCCGATAAAATCGATGCTCTAGATGGCTCTGATATGTCCGGTGTCGAAAGTAAGCTAACCGACCTCATCAATGGTGTCACTAACAACAATAACTTTGTTGAACCTAACTATGGCTTTAATGGTGAGGGCTTCATTGTCACTCAAAATCAACTTGCTGACGTTCAAAATGAAGTCCTAGAAATCAAACAAGAAATGACCGATGAATTTGAAAAGTTCAAAGCGTTATTCTCTATCGATACCAGCTCTTTTAATAACGGCACCTATAAAGAGCACACCTTAAATCTCAATGTTAACCATGCTGAACGCTCTTTCAAATCAGGCGTGCTCTCTGCTCTATTGGAGAACGCGACGATCATCTCAGCAGTTGTGATGTTCTTGTTTGTTTTGTCTGGTATCAGAATGTTAGGTAAGGATTAGTTATGGATTACATCTACTCTTTTATTGATTGGATTAGCTTACAGATGGCATTTATTACGGACTTCTTTAAAGCTATCCCCCAAATGACGTTAGACCTCTTTTCATACATCCAGATTTTTATGATCAAGATGAAATTAAAAGCGGAATTGGAGTTCATTAAGCTCTCTTATAACTCGGCTCAAATCCTCTTAAAAGAGATCGGCTTTAACGACATTCTGTCCAAAGCTTTTAATGCTTTACCTGATGAATTGAGGTTCTATGCGTTTAAGTTTGGCGTTCCTCAAGGCCTTGCCGTCTGGGCTAACTTCTTCACTACCGCTTTAGTAATGAGGCTCTCTAGATAATGGCTATCACCATCAGAACGGGGGCTAACGGCTCTTACAAGTCTGCATACACGGCTTATTTCTCTATCTATCAAGCGCTAAAAGCAGGTAGAACGGTTTTAACTAACATGGAAGGTATGCAGCCCTTAACGGTTATTGAAGAGCGATTTAATATCCAGTTTCCTAGTACCGCTAAACTCTTTCGTATTGGCTCTAGGGACGAATCTGGCGTTCACCTTTGGACGCATTTCTTCTGTTGGTGCCCTATTGGCGCCCTGATTGTTATTGATGAGTGCCAAGATATATTCTCTAAAAACGTGGGCTTTGATATTCGCAAAGTGAAGTACAAACCTTTGTCTGACTTCATCACCCAATCGCCTCGTGACGGTTTATTACCTAAAGACTACGAACGCTTTTTTAACTCTCGTTACACCCCTGCGAACATGGACGAGTTACAAGACTCTGAAATCGATGATAGAGGAATTGCTGAGTACGATTCTGAAGGCAGAATTATCTATCCTCACAGCTTCAATGAAGGATTCATGAGGCACCGAAAGTATGATTGGGATATCGAGTTGCTTTCACCTGACTGGAAGCAAATCGATTCAGGAATCAAGGCATGTGCAAATCAAAACTTCTTTCACAAGGGACGCGATCAGTTTTTCTGGACGAAACGAAATCCCTATATCTTGAAGCATGACAAGTCGGTATCAACACCGGTCATTCCCAAAAAGAAAGACGTTAACTTAACCAACCAAAAAATCCCTCTAGACTCTTTCCTACTTTACAAATCTACGGGGACAGGCAGCGCCAAACAACAACTCGCTATGAATACGCTTTTTCGTAGCCCTAAAGCTATTTTGGTTTTCCTTCTATCCATATTCTGTTTCGGGTACATAATCTATGACTTATCCAATCGTTATTTTGAAACTACTGAGACGGTGGAGGAAGCGGGACAAGCAACGTCTTCAGCTGCCGTTCCTAAGCAAAGTGAAATACTACCTAGCAAAAATAGTGAAGCTTCTGGGGATGTACCTTCTAGTGGGGATAGCAGTAAAGGCACTGACAAAGATAGCCTTTCTCATGTTCCTATAGCTGAGGTGCTTCCTTTTGAGGGAATTAAGAAAGCGTTTGTAACGGGTGTGAACTTCGCTATTAAAAACGGCTCTATTGAACGTCATGTTAGCATCGAGGTGGAAGCGCTCGATGGTTTTTACTCTGTAAACGAACACTTTCTAAAAGCTTACGACATTACGTTTGACCGGATTGATGATTGCTTGTTGAAGCTGAACAGAGGCCGGCTGTCGAAGTTGATAACATGCAAGCCTTACGCAGCTGCCGCGGCCACTTTGCCAGAAGTGAGTCGAGCTGATGTCAGTTTGTTTTAGCTAGCCCCGCAGGGATAAGAGAGTGCGAAGCGCGAACGAGGTACCGAGCCACACCGTAGAGGTTATTAGTCCGTATGTCTTAACTGGCGAGTGTTTCTAACTGCCAATGCCAATCTAAGTAGCACCCTCCCTCATCCTGCCAAAATCGCTCTTTAAGGCCTTGCCACATCGGTAAGGCTTTTTTGTATTCACTGGCTTTCTTTAAGATCATTTGAGTGTCGAAAAGGATCTCTTTTCAGTGCTGACGGACAACAAGTGAGGACGACGAAGACTGAGGAGGACGAGCGCGGCGGGAGGAAGCCAACCCCCGTGTTGTATCACGGGGGTAAATTCGACCATATAATCAGTTCACAATTGCCATTGCTCTTCTTCTTTTAAGTCAGATATACGTTATACGTACTCTATATAGAACGTGATAAATGCTGACCATCCATACAGGAAAAGCACAAAATCAATCTTTAAAGTAAGTTTAGTGCAAGTTTTTGCACGAAACGCTTGACGAAGTGCGCCATGCCTACGAAGATTACATTGAAATCGACAAAGGAACATTCCAATGATAGTTAATTATAGTTTTGAAAACTTTCAGTCATACAAAGATGTGTGTGATGTGGATTTTTCAGTAACTAATAAAACCCCAGATTCTTACTACGATTACGTATCTTCGAGCAACAACAAAGTCGCTAAAGTTATGGCTGTAATTGGTGCTAACGGATCTGGTAAATCAAATTTGTTGAAGCCTTTATCATTCGTTGCATGGTTTGCATCTACATCGTTCGGCGATATGAAAAAAGGTGAAAAAATCCCTGTTATTCCACATAGCCTCAGAGAAAATGACAGCAGTAAGATAAAAATTGATTTTATTTTGCCAAGATGGAACAACGATGACCAAGCTGATACCGATATCGAATTTCGCTATCTTCTAGAAGTTAAGGGTGATCATGTTTTAGAAGAAACATTGAAATTTAAAACATCTAGGCAGTACTCTAGAGTTTTTGAAAGAGTTTATGATAAACATTCAGATTCTTATAACGTTAAATTGAATAGCGTTTTAGGCCCTGACATTCCGAAGTCTATCTTAGCTAATGCACCTAGAAACTGTTCTTTGATATCTTACATCGATAACTTAAAGGAAAGTAAGGACTCTCCAGTATGTGAAGAATCAAATATTGCAGTGGTTTCTTTAGTTAATCATTATTTCTATAGAACATTTTCAAATTTGACTTTCCAAGGTCGAGCTCACCTTGTTAACAATATTGATTCAGCAATTAAGTTCTACTCGGATTACCCTGAACAATTTGAATTTGCGAAGAAGCTACTGAAGAGTTATGACATGGGTATTGACGACATAGTTCTTGAAGAAACTATGCTAGTTAATAATAGAGATGGCTCTAAAACTAAAGAGCTTTTGCCATTTTGTATCCATAAAACCGAAGAAAGTGAGTTTCAAATCCCACTTTTCATGGAGTCATCTGGTACTCAATCTGCTTTTTGCACACTAGCTATGGTATGTGAATCTCTCGAAGCTGGCAGCCTTATCGTGTTAGATGAATTTGATAACGATTTCCATCCAGAATTAACAATGGCTATCGTTAATCTTTACAAAGACGAATATACAAACCCTAAAAACGCTCAGTTACTTTTTAACACTCATACAGTTGAAGTTCTAAAACATATTAAGCGTCAACACTGTTACTTTGTAGAAAAACACCATGGTAATTCTGAAGCGTATAGAGGCGATGACATCGAAGGTTTAAAAGACCGAGACAATCTATACAAAAAATATGTTTCAGGCGCTTTGGGCGCATACCCAGAGATAGATTGAGGCAAAAAAATGGCTAGGAATAAAACTAAAAGAGTCCTCAAGAAAACTCTATTAATTGTAGGTGAAGGAGAAGCAGAAAAAGCTTTTCTTCAATACCTTAGGTCTTTATACGCGACAGGTAATCCAAAAGTAAGCATTAAGTCAGCTGGCGGTAAAGGACCCAAAAACGTTATTACCGAGGCTATCTCAACAAAAGATGCTACCGGATATGATAGCGCCGTCACTCTTCTGGATACTGATTTACTCTGGCCTAGGCAGTTGGTAAAAAAGGCGGAAGGAAAAAAGATAGTTTTGATTGGCTCTGACCCCTGTTTCGAAGGGCTTTTGCTCGATATCTTAAATGAAGCTAGGCCGACTCCAAACGAAAGTTGTTTCTGTAAGAAAAAGATGCACGGCCTGTTGAATGGGAAAGAAACGGAGAAAGAAACTTATGCCGCTTTGTTCCCTAAGGATCTATTAGATCAAAGACAAACTCAAGTAAATGAACTGAAGATTTTAATCGACCTTATATCAGGTAAGTAAAACCGGATAAAAAGCCGAACCCTCTCGATAAAGGTTCGGCTTCTTTCTCCTTGATATGACCAAAAAGGAGGACTGACTAATTCATGTTAAACAGGATGGAGCTTCGCGCCAGTCAAAGTAACCTTATCAACAATTAGCCATCTTGTTTAATGAACTGCTTTAGACTTTGAATAAGCATTGATAAAACCATACTTTTCTAATCCTATTTCTTGATATTAGCTATCGCTCTAGCAAGGCCAAGTAAGTGTGTTGAAGTCTTAATCTCTAACTCAGATTGAATCCCCAATAGTGCAATCCCTGCTAATATTTGTTGTGGCCTTACTACTTGGCCTGTTGGCAACTCCATCCTGTCGTATAACATTTTGAACTGCTCCCAATCTTCACTAATGCTTAATTCTCGACCTTTCGCCATTCTCATAAGCCTTTTACACTCGGGCGGTATAGGATTTCCCTCGTCCCAACCCGTGACAGTTCTCACAGATTTAAAACAGAGTTTAGCGACCTCTTCCTTGGTCATTTGGCACTCTAACTCTCGAAAAATGTAATTCTTACTCATTTCGCGATACTTCAATGATAAAACCTCTAAATACAAGAGGTTGCATTGATTTTATAAGATATGCACTATTAAACATAATGAGACATAATACGCAGTGTTATTATTGGAGTAATTTAGTAATGTCCGGTTTGAGCCACTTTAAAATGTCCGCCTAATCTAACCTGTATTGGTCTACTTAAGCGTTCAGCAGCGCTCTTTGAGATCATGTACCCAACGTCTGTACCGTTCGTAATTCGAACTTCATGCACACAAACTTGATCAACGGAAAAGTTTTCTCTTCTCGTTTACTGATTCATACTCATGTTTGTAGTCATTATTGCTGTGTTGTGTGTAAATCTTGTGGCCATTTCTGTTGTTTTCTTTTCAGATTTCACACAGGCGACCATATTTATTGATAACACCAAAACGACACCTTTATCAGTAGCCAATTAAATTGAATTATTTTACCTACAACCGTCACTAACTTTTCATGTTGCTCTTTTGCTGACGCCAATGTTCGTACTAGCATCTAAAACAATTAACATGCGTACGCGTTTCACATGGGTACTTTACGTCACGCTTAGTTTATGGGATGTCGTTGGAATCGATCTAGAACATATATCCGATAGCTTTAAGATATTGACACGAAGCTTATTAAACACAGCAGTCCATGTTTACCAACCTCACCCAGATAAACTCGAAGTTACGTTGTATCTTATTTTCAACAAGCGAACACTAGCTCGCTATCGCTCAACCACAAGATAAACCACTTAAACAGGCTGTTATTTCGTGTTTAAATTTTGATCTATCAACCAGTTATATGAATAAATTTGGTGATTAAGCAATCAAATGCAATGCATTCAGGCAATAAAAGCAAATTAAAGTGTTAACATCAGTCAATTTTGTAAACTAGGTGTTTGATATGTTGCCTAAACTTTATAAGTTCAGATCTCTCCATGATAGAAACATACAGTCGATTGCCGAGTGTTCGTTGTGGTTCGATTACGCTAAAACTTTCAATAACCCTTTTGAATCTAACCATATATTCAAGAATGAACTCCAGAACAATTTCAAGGTTATGTGTTTTTCTCAATCTAGCGACCACCCAATACTATGGTCTCAGTATGGCGACAACTTTAAAGGCATGTGCATCGAGTATGATCTCAACAGCTATAGCGGCGAGGCCAGCCTCAACTGTTTTGAGGTTCAATATGAAGATGAGCTAAGCATGTCCCACTTAGAATCATTGAGTGGATTGCAGGCATTAGGGTTAGGTTCCGAAATATTCAAGCTCAAGCATTCTAATTGGAGCTATGAAAAGGAATATCGCTGGGTGTTACCTGATGAGGAGATGGTGGGCAATAAGCTCTACCTTAATAGAGAATGCCTAAGTTCGGTGATTCTGTCAGAGCACGCTCCTGCCGACAGGAAGCTGAAAGTTCTGATGACTTGCCAGCGCCTTGGTATCCCTGTTAAACACGCAATAGCAAAGCAAGAGTCATTTACCTTCGAAGTGGTCTGTTAAACGGATTATAGCAACAATTCAGGTACTTACATTAAGTTACAGTGCAACAAAAAAGGGAGCCACATTAAATGTGGCTCCCTTTTTTACATGTTCGTCGTCAGTTTTCCAGGCACCCTATCCTGCATTTGTTCAATTGTCGTTATAGACATTTGAACTGTAGAAAACCAATAAGGTCGATGCTTAACGTTAAATAGTTCGCTGTTATCTAACGCTTCGAAAATAGAAAACTTTCGACCTTGGGCCAGAGCAGCACCATAAACTGTTCGCTCAAGCACGGGGGTATCATTCACTTCCTCTAGAAGTGCCCTCTTTATGAACTGGTTTCCCGGGCTCCAATCTACAAATTCAACGAGGTTCTTTAGTAACTTCAGCTCTAATTTATCTACCATCGTTTCGAGAAACTGGGTGTTTGGGAGCACTTCTGCACAAGCATAATATTCATCATGCTTGTCACTGGCATCTCGGTAACCGAGCATAGTTTTTACTAATGCATCTTCAAATACAGAAGAAAAGTGGTTACAAATCAAGAACAAAGGCAGAACTCTCAATACGCCGAGTAGAATACCAACATTAGGGTCTTTTACCGATGTTTCTTGAAGTCGAATTCGAGTCGCATTTGACGTCACGACCAGGTGCTGCCAAACCTTAGGTGTGATGTGTTTAATGTTGCCATCATTCCATTTAATTAGCTGCTGGCTCATTAACAATGGGAACAATAAACGACAGTTCTCGATACCTATTTGGCGTGCTGCAATTTTTGGGTCGAGAATTACCTTGGACTTCTTGCCGTACTTTTCTGTGAACGCACGATTAGAAACAAACTCGATTAAGCTTGAGCTCAATGGCCTGCTTTTCGCTGATATTTCATGGAGTTTGGAAAAGTTTAAGGATGGCGAATACGCAGCACTAGCGAATTCATTGTAATCTGGTAGTTCCGAGAACAAAGAACTTATTAGCGTTCCTTGTAGTTTCTCAAGCATAAGCGCAGAAGCGGCATTACTGACATCGTCTATCACATACCGTAATGTTTGCTGTTTTGCATTTACCTTCTCGCGATGAGCATTGACTCGATCCTGCTCACAGCGCAATAAAATACGTTGGTTGTGAGAGATACGGTCAGATTCATCAAATATGACGCTATCACAATACCTATTTTCCAAACTTAGTAACGTATCTACTGTCGATTGCGCAAGCTTATATTCTGGTGAGATTAACCATCGATTAAAGCGAGCTTCAACATTGATTGTGACCTTCCTTGAGATCTCAATAACTTCGGGGGAGTAACTTTTATTTGCTAACAACAACCGTAACTTTCCTTTGCCCTAATTGCCTTTTATCAGCATATGCTGCCTTTATAATAAAACTAATATTAATAGAAATTAGAGATTGGTTCACGGAATTGTTTCAATAAAATTGAGGCTATTTAGTTATAGTGCACTAAACCCGTTAATTTGCGATATGGAGACGAATATACTTTTCTGGAAAGCTATATTTGAACTTTTTCTTCTTTGGCAGGTGCTTTTTAGCCTGTTTACAAACTTTGCTATCGCCCGATGTTCTCACCCTCTTAATTCTTGTATAGATTTTAGAGTGCTTCATCTCAATCATCAGATCGCAATAGCCATCGAAATCAGCATTACTCTTATTGAGCTCTTTCATAACGGTGACTTTAATCTTTTTGGCAACAGGGTTAACCAATGCATCATCAGGAAATGCGAATGGGGATACAAAACACAACAAGAATATTAGATATCTCATACTGCTCTCTCAGTAAGGAAGTGAGAACAGTATGCAGATGATTAAGGAAAGTGAAGAATTAACTAAGTATGAGGGTTTACCAAGTAACACGTAATTCTCGACTATTACGCTTTCTTTGAGCCTTTAGACTTAAAACCATTATACGGGAACACGTTACGAATACGTTGCTGTACGTTTTTAGGTACATCTTTAGTGAACTTAAGATTGTAGCCCGAGCGTTTTGCATACACTTTTAGCTCACCTTTAAAGGCGTTGTTATGACCAATCTCTTGAAGGTTGTGCTTAAAGCTCGGTGGAAGATGCCCTTTAACTTGTTCGATCGCCCCGTCGCTAAATTTAATTTTCAATACCGGTCGATCGACTGCTACTAACCAAAAAACTAACACCGCACCGATTAAGATTACGTACATCAT